GCTCACGGTAGATCCGGCATTGCTGTATCCGTTAATGGTGACGGTGACGACGGCGGAGACAACTCCGGTGGTCGTTCCCGTGCCGGGCACCAGACGGGAAGGCAACGACCCGTTAATTGAACAATTGGACGTTGAGATTGTTGGATGGACGTGGGTGGCAGCAGAACCTTGTATGTTTACAGCAATCATAAAGGTGCCACTCGCCACCGATGGTTCAAATCTGATGGTGTTGTTGGTGAACGTGATCGGCAGGTTGCCAAGACTGCTCACTGTCAAACCACCTGTTCCGAAATAGTCGCCGGAAGTTGAGATGGTGAACGTTCTGAATGCCCAATCAGGAGCGCCCACACCAGCAAGATTGCTGGGCAGACGGGGCTTGCTCAATTCGATTTCATAAGTGACCCATAACTCGCCAATGACAGACGGAGCCTGCATTCCAACGGTTGCAAATTGGAAATTGGCAAGATCGTAAAACTTGGGATCTTGGTTGGCGGGTAGAGTGCCAACTCGAGTGAAAAGGGACTTGAGAGGCATCGAATCCGGCGCACATTCAATGGGGTGCATCAAATTGTTGTATGGAACGGTTCGGCATGAATATTCAGATGATTCCATTTCAATCTTCGAGGAGAAGGGAGGACGAGAAACATTGTAGTTGGAGGCCATGATGACAGTTCCGAGGGCTGTGTTGGTTGACGACACCGCAGTAGCAGAAGCTGTGCAAAATTCAAAAATAAGGCCCTTGAAGCGATATTCTTGAAAATTGCAAGCGATGTCAGATAACCATGGGAACACGACCGGGTTACAAGGCTGGACAGCATAGACGGTGTTTTGGAAGCCTACAGATCCTGAAACGTCCCCGATGAATTCTCTGTGAGAAATAATGACGCTACGGCTCCCGTGGGTGAACGACGGGACGTCTTTCGGCATCAGGGTGTTGTTGCTGATCTTGTAGTCTCCGAACCCAGTGACTTTGGAAAGCCACGCTCCCGCCTTTGAGCCGGCATCGGACTGGCCAATCAATCCACCTGCCAGGCCCCCGCCGGCTCTCAACCCAACGGCGACAGCCTTGTTGAGCATCTTGCTGAGGTTCAATGCGGGTTCCTGTCTTGGTTGACCGCTGGATCTCGATCCATTCTTCTTCTTCTTCGGCATACTTTTCTTCTGGTTGTTCTTGGAATTTCTTCGGTTGCTCAATTTTGTTGATCCGGGTGAGAGGTCAGAACTAACCTCAGCCCTTGAGGCGGCTTGGTGCTGATTTTGTGGGAACATCTGCACCAGTAAAGGTAAAAACCTAGAACCGTAGCCAGGCACCGCAACTCCGTCAATCTGGCCGCCGCCGAAATCAAGAGAGGTAATCAAGTGCTGGTCTGTGTGGAATTCCGGCTCCCGGCCTGGGTCCATGCGGACAGTCTTCCACGCGCTCAAATGAGCTGGTGTTCCTTGTAAGTGGCGTTCCACAAAGTAATTGTGAGAGCGATGAAGAGCATAGCAAACCGCGTAGGCAACGGCTGGACTCCATCCTGAAAAGCAATAGCTAATCAGGGACAAAGCGCTATGGGCCACAACATGATAATAGTTCCGAGTCAAGGAAGTCTCGAAACAGCCAATTGCCACGCCCAAGCCAGGATGCAATGACCTGGCACATTCCTCGGCCATAACGCACAATTCTAAAGGCCAATCAGTAGGAGTAATTGGTGCGGGCATGCGCTCGACCATCTTCAACCCGGTCGAGCAAAACGTCGTCAATTCCAAACCGCATTCTCTGTTAAACCATTTGTGAAGCGACCAACCCAAACAAATGGGAATGATGAAGGTTCAAGCGACCTGATGTCGCGAACAATCGCCTCATATTCAGAAAGGGACATCTGAAAGGTTGAACAGAAGCGGACAATTTCACTTGGACAAACATTGTCGATGAAGTCAGAAGTATTCTTCCATGGTTCGTGAGGTGCGACCCACTTGCCCTTATCATACGTGAACGTTGAAATGCGCCGGTAAAATTCACCAAGAATGGGAACATGACCGGCAACGGGCAGCATCGATTTGGCAGTGCCTACCATCAAGGGAAGCACGTGCTTGTGTTTGTGGAAATTGATTCCAAATTTGGACAATTGACGGAATGGTTTGAGGCCCCACTTCCAAATGCGGAAGTAACCTCGTTCTACCTGATAGAACTTCCCTGAACAGTATTCTAACTCAGACAGATTCTCGCGTTGAATGAATTCAACTTTGGGTATTCCCAACTCAGAGTAAATCGTGCTGAACTTCGTCTCGTCGAAACAGTCAGTTCCAAAGAAGTTGTCATCACCCTTAACCATGACTTCAGGTCGCATGTCTCCGCACATCTCGCAACAATACAACACAAGGCTCAGATTAATGAGGCTGTTGAACGTCGACGTGACTATGTCACCAGACATCCGTCCCCAATTCATCCGGGCCTTGAATCCGTTCTTTCCACGAATAGTTGTTGTGCGCCACACATCAATGAGTTGTCGGAGTTGCTTGAACTCAAAGGGCATGGCTCGGAAGACGTCTATTTCAAGCTCGCGAAAGAAGGAACATAAAGATCCGTCCCAGCTGGACACGTCAGATTCCACCAAATGTCGTCGAAGAGAGCACCGGACGGCCTTGTCTGCAACCACTTCGGCCTTGAGCCCGGAATCAATGGTCACGGGCAAATCAGCCGTGAAAGCTGACTCGATGCACTTGCACAACGATTTCAAAACGCGGCCAACAATGGCTAAGAACTCTTCGTTCCTTCCATTAATCATCCGAGACTTGAAGTTGTCATGCTGTTTTCCAACATATGGTTCTTGCTTGATAAAAGTTTGAATTTCAGCAACCTTGGGCGTCAACTCAAGGTACTGATCTTCCCGTTTCATCATCTTCCTGCGGCGAGGGGTGAGGCTCTCAAGAAATTCCTCCCAAGAGTAAAGATGTCTCTTGGGCCCGAAGCAGCGGTACAGGATTCTGCGATGAAACCACTGACGGAAATGGGTTACTCTGTCGTTGAGGTATTGACGGGGCTGAAACATACGAATGGCAAACGCTTGGTACTGGT